AACAAGCTTTAACAGTTGCATTAGATGAATCAGGTGCAGTTCTTACTGAAAGAGGTAAGGAACTTTTCAATTCTTTTATGTCTGAAGGATTTGCAAATCTTTCAAGTGAAGACCAAATTGCTTTATCAGAAGCTGGTCAAGCCGCTGATAATGAAAGAATTGAACAGTTGCTTGCTACCTACTATTCGGATGGTACTTTCGCAAGCGACTGGGCAGACAGTATTGTTGTTGGTGCTAATTCAAACAATGATTACGGCCATTGGGCTTTAATGTCCGGGCATATAACAGAAGAAGAAGCGCGTATTCTTTCAACACCTGTCGGTAAATTACCTGCCGATCAGCGCGCTAGAGCGCAACAGATTAGAAGCAAGCTTGAAGCTAATTCAGTTGATATAGCTAGGTCAGCTATGAAATACCATTTCGATATGGCAGGTTATGATCCTAATGACCCTAGCCGAAGTAAATCTGATACAGATATTCTTCGTTCTTTTAACAACACGTTTGGTAAAGCTACAGGTGCTACTAACGGGTATGATGATTCTCGTATACAAGCTCTTGTAGATTCTATGAGTAGTACGGCTGGTGTAGATTGGTTAACTGCACAACCAGTTGATACAACTGCACAAGATATACATAGTGATATGGCTCAAAATGCTATTGATGCTTTGAATCTACCTGACAACCAGAACTACGATCCTAATATGGGTGCCGCTATAAGTAATGTTTTGCGGTCTATTGCTAGCACAGGAAAAGTAGGGTTTTAATGGCAGACACACTTTGGGAACCATTTGAAAACAATCTACACAGGTGGATTGATGATGTAGGCGGTAAAGTTATTCGTGGTGTTACAACACCTGAACAAGAACAGCAGATCATAGACGGCATTCGTGCCACTAACCCTGCTGGTGTTCCTTGGACTACTGCTGAAGAAAGCCCTTACGTTGATGGTCTTGCGGCAACTGTGCATATCCCTCCTCATAAAATGGAGAGAGCTAAACGTATAGCAGTGAGACACGGTTTAAAGTTTGATGGTAATACTCCTTGGCATGTTGAACCTTTAGGTTTACGCGAAGGTGTACTTAAACCTCCTGGTGTAAAAGCGGATAAGTATTTGAGTAAGTCTATCGCTGATGGCAATGAGGGTATTGCTAGAGGGTTTGATCGTGTGTTAGGTGAAATGCATTACGGGGATCAAGAAGTAATGAATGCTTCTAGAGAAACTAACAACAGGCGTATTCCTATAGATGAAGCTAGTAAAAAGTTTTTGCGTGTGATGGGTTCTATTACTTCTAATAATAATTACAGTGCTGTTGATCCTGATACTGGTGCTGTTGGACGTTGGCAGATTCTTCCTAAGCATTGGGATAAGTGGACTGAACAGGTGTTCGGTCAGAAAATTCCACTTCAAAAGGATGAGACTACTGGTGTTATTACTGCACCTGACAAGATAACTCAGGATCGTGTAGCGGCTGGTATGTCTCAGATTCTTTTCGATAAGTATAAGGATTGGAACAGGGTTGCTAGTGCTTGGCGTGGGGGTAAAGCTGGTGCTACTACCGCTTACCCTGATGATAAAGCGTTTAAGAAACGGTTTAATAACGCTTGGTTAAAGGAGTCTGAATAATGTCTTTTACTCCGGGAGGAAGACCCGTTGAAGGTGGTGGTATAGGTGTTATTGGATCTACTCCACCTGAAATACCTGTTGAAGAAGAGTTGGATCTTGATGAATGGTTAGAAATATACCCTCAGTACAAGTACATAATGATGCTCGGCGATCAAGGATTGATAGATAGTTTATCTGATTGGTATGACGAGTATTCAGATAAATCAAACGCAATATGGGATCAGCCTGAAGCTCAACAAGTATTGATAAACAATTTAGATGATGTGATTCGTAACAGCACATGGTACACAACACATCTACCTGAAGAACGCGCGGCTTTAATACTAAAAGTTACAGATCGTGCAGATTACGACAACCGTATTCGAGAACAAAAAGACAGAATTAGAAACACTGCTACAGCTTTAGGGTTCTCTTTAACAGACGAAGAACTCGCCGAATACAGCGAAGATGCTGTGATGGGTAACTGGCAGGCAGAAGAAATAGAAATGGAACTTGCTAAAATAAAGTACGATCCTACTTCTAAACCAACCACAGGTAGCATTAATCGTTTAGCTAAACGACTACAAGGGTTAGCTAACAAGCAACTCATAGGCGATAACGCTATTGATGCTTGGCAATGGGCTTGGGATATCACAACAGGTAAGAACACTATGGACAATGCGTTGCAACGTATCAATACTGTTGCGGCTAATGACTGGGGTGTAGACGACTTTGATATCGGAGAAGCTTACGCTACTGATGGGACTACTTTGTCTGACAGGTTGGATGGAGTAAAAAGAACTCTTGGTCAGTACTGGGATCTTGGAGATAATGAAATAGATCTTATGGATATAGGTGCTGACAATCTTATTATTACTGGTGATGACGGGAAGAAAAGATTTATGACTATGAAAGAAGCTAAGTTGTACGCAAGGCAGGATGACAGGTTCCTTAACTCTGATATTTATAAGAGAGAAGTTGGTGCTATTGGCACTGGATTGAGCAGGATGTTTCAATGACTTTCTTAGATGAGTTAGCAAAATTAGCTGAAGGAAAAACTCCTGAAGAAGCAAAAGCGGCACAAGATAAAGCGATAGCAGATGTAAAAACAAAAGCTGATGAAATGGCTCGTGCAAACAGAGGAGCTATGGCATCTGGGTCTATGGTTTGGAAAGAAGGAAGACTTGTTAATACACAATCTTCTTCTACTGAACTTACTGGAAGCGCACAGGCTGTTATTGATGCTCAAAATGCTGGTACTGATTTAAATACAATAGATTATTCTGATCCAGACCAAGCAGGTTTCGCCGCATGGCTAGAAAGTCAAGGCTTACTTGATACATTTATAAATAAAGAAGGCAACTGGGGCATGTTCTGGGACAATTACATGCTTGGTGGCGGCAAAGAAGGCAATCCAATATATGGTGGTGAAGGTGGTGGTGGCGCTCAAAGCAGTACTACTACTGACACTAAAGGAACTCCCGGTGACACAGCAGTAATCACATCCACACTTAGACGATGGGGTTTCTCAGCCGATGAAGTATCAGGATTAGCAGGTTGGGTGCAGACACAGATACAAGCAGGAGTACCACCAGATTCAATACTTCTTTTAATCATGGACCAGCCACAATTCAAAGCTCGCTTTCCCGGAATGCAAGCCGCTATTGACGCAGGCTATGGCCCTCCCTCACCTGACGAGTACATCATGTACGAAGATTCGTTACGTGAACTCGTTGACAAATGGTTACCCGGAGAGACTGTAGGTAATGTTGATACTCTTGTTACTACACTTATGGGTGGGAACATTAGTATCCAGCAGGTTCGTGATCGTTTGCAGATAGCTTACGATGAGATTCTTAACGCACCTGTTGATGTTAAGAGTTGGTTTATGAGCGAGTACGGTCAAGCTGGTGACGGCATGTTAGCTAGTGTTCTTCTTGATCCTAATAAGGACTTCACTGATTTGGAACAGGTAGCTAAGGAAGCTTACACTCAAGCGGCGGCTGACCAGATTTTAGGTGAGCGTATAACTAAAGGTGTCGCTAAGAATATAGCTAATCTTGGTATGACTCAGGAAGCTCAGTACCGCCAGTTCAGAGATTTGTCAAGGCAGGAACTTTTGTACGCTGAAAAAATAACTGAAGATACTGATTTGAGAATTGAAACAGAAGGTGTCGCATCTGCATTCGGTGTTGATACAGGAGCTATGAATACAGTTGAACAAAGAATTGAAGAACGTGGAGCCGCTTTCGGTGGTGGAGGTGGTGCTGTCGTAGGGCAAAGAGGTGCTACTGGATTCGGGAGCGCAAATAGATAGGAGAATATATGCCTAAATATGCAACTAGCTCTTCCAAAGGGAAGGCTAAGAAAGTACCATACAAGAAGGTAAAGAAAGGTAAACGTAAATAATGTTTAACAAAGACGTACTTGAGAGAGTGATTGCCACATTCGCGCAGTCATTCCTTGCTGTGTTCACCATTGGTGACATGGGAAGCATGAAAGCGGCTGGACTTGCAGGAGCTACTGCTGTTCTCAGCCTTGTTAAGAGCGTTGTTGCCAAGCAGTTTGGTGACGGATCAGCTTCAGCGGCAAGCTAATGGTTAGAAAGGCTAGAAAAAAAGTATTCGGCCATAATGCCGCTATTGCTTTAGGGCATAGATACTCTGGGAAAACTAGAGATCCGGGTGAGCGTGGCGGTATGCCAAGTAAGTCTGTTAGAAGCAAAAATTATAAAGCTTCAAAACCTAGCGAGTTGCCTTTAGAAGTAGCTATGGCTCGTAAAGGTTTTTTTGATAGATATTCAAAGGGCGGCAAATCAAATCGTGTTAGTACTGCACAACAACTAGCAAGAACTAAAGCAAAAAACGCTATTAGAAAAAAGTTAAGCTCTCAATAATGACTGACATTACCGACCTGAAGCAAGTCAAAGTATCTAGGATAACCCTCGGACTTATCATGTCCGTGGCTATCACCAGTGGAGTAGTCGTATGGAATGCGGCTAGTATCGCTGGTAGGATAGATGATTTGGAAAAACAGGTGCAGGTAATTGAAGGAAACACTGGGACAGACAGTACAGTTTTGGCAAAACTTGATGAAATATCTCAAGGTGTCATGGAAAATGCTGGCGGTCTTGATGATTTGCGGAGCGCTAGGGTCGATGACCTTAGCCGTTTTACTCCTGCTCACATTACAAGCGCTATGGCGGCTGACTTAGAAGTAATCAGAGATGATGTTGATGAGATGAAAGAGATCATTGCTTCTATGGCTTGGGTTCCTTCAGAATTTAGTACGATCTGGGATCGTATCTATCTAGCTGAAGAAGCTATCCAAAGTAAAGCGTGGGGAGAGAAATTCTACAACGAAAATGAATAAGACTGTTAAGCTCATTACTGCTATAACAGCCTTGTTAGTAGCTGTAGGTACTTTAATCGGAACGATCACTGTTACTTTAGGTAAGGGTGATGACAGCGCTAAGTATTCTTACACCACAATAGTTCTAGATAGCCCAGAAAAATACGAGCAGTTCATACAGAATCATCCCGGTTAATGCCAAAAGTTTGGATCGACCAAGACTTATGCACAGGCGATGGCTTGTGCGAAGAGATAGCACCCGATGTATTCTTTGGGCATGATGACGGCTTGTTTTATGTAAGAGAAGTAGGCACTCCTGTACCTAAAGAACCCACTCACCGTATGGGAGAGTCAGTTAAAGTACCTGACCACTTGTTAGAAAGTGTTATTGAAGCGGCAGAAGAATGCCCTGGAGAGTGCATATTCCTTGATCCTGACTGATATTAGGTTATAATAATCTTATTGGCCGCCTGCGAGCTATTACTGGCCGGGTGTGTGCTATAGCCGTCGGGATTACCCACGCACCTGATGAGTATGTAGTGGAGGTTGAACCAGCTAGTGACGACTGGGGAGACAAATTTAGTCACGCACCGCATAGTTCCTCCGACTATGTGCGACAGCAAAGGAGTGTAGATATGGAAGATGAAACTGGTGGCATAAAAGAACTTCGAGATGCGGCAGATCGTGGTAAAGAAGCAATAGCTGAACGTGATCTACTTAAACGAGAGGTAGCTTTTATGAAAGCAGGTGTTGATACTGATTCAAAAGCAGGGCAACTCTTATTCAAAGCTTATGATGGAGAACTGGATACAGACTCTATTAAAAGTGAGTGGCAGGAACTAGCTCCGTCCCCGGATCCCGTTGTAGAACCGGAACCGGCGAAGGAAATTGTTAATGAGACTGACGTTAAAGTAATGGAAGAGAGAAAACTTTTAGCTGATGAAAGTGTTTCAGTAGAAGCAACTACTCAAAGTCCTTATGAACAAGGGTTCCAAGAATTTAAAAAAGCGTATGATGCAGGTACGCCGAAGGAAGATTCGGCGGCAAGATTTGTACACACTGTTCTTGAAGCCGCTAGTCAAAACGACGAACGAGTCTTATCTGACTAATGCCTACATATGTTTACGAATGTAAGGGGTGTACTCCTCCCTCTCTTTGGGAGTTAGTACAAAGCATGAAGGACGAACCTGTAAAGGTTTGCCCACATTGTGGCAAGGATTCCGCGAAGCGGATTCTTCAGTCACCAGCTTTAACCGCTGATGCTACTCCGAACAGGGGACGGAATAAGATTCCTCCAAGAAAGGCAGAGCCTAATTGGGAAAAAGGAAGAGCCGGTGAACATAGGGCGGATGGGTCTTTTGTCCCATACCGTAAGGCTGATGGTTCAACCATACCTATTAAAGAATTTGCTGATAATCGCTCAAAGTATGAAGGGCTGTTGCGGGACAGAAAGAACAGACAATCCACTACTAATTAAAGGAGCGATAACATGGCTATAGTTGGCTATGG